ATTACTCATCTTTTTTTGACCACTCAACTTTCATACTTACCGGACTATCTTTAAAACGTTTTTTGCAATTTTCTAAACTAGTCGTGTCATGATCTGGAGCCAATAAACCTGCCCGCCTACTTTCACGAACTCCCCATTCTTTTACATGTTTGTTTAGTAGCTCTGCAGCTTTAGAACTCTTAGATTGTTTTTTAAAAATGAGGGTGAATGACAATCCAAAGACGAAACCCGTTGCATATTCAATTAGATTAAAATCAATTAAATTTGCACTTATGTAGAAAACTACAGCAATCAATAAAGCAAGCAGAAAAGTCATAATGTACTTTTTCACTTTTGTACTCCCATTAAAAAACCCACTCATTCGAGTGGGTTACTTTGATAATAAACCGCCTTGTCGCTGTTGTTGACTTAAGTACTCATTGACATGCCGCGCAATCGCCTCACCTAACCCTATATGCTTATGAGCCACCGATTTAAGAGCTTCATATTGCTTTTCGCTCAAAACAAAAATTACACCATCAATATCTACAAGCCAATTATCGAATTGGATAGGGAAAGCTTCCCCATCTCGTTCATAAGTCTTATTTGCCTCTCTTCCACGTTGACCAACATAGGTTACTGTGCCGCCCAGTAAACGTGTTACTTCATCATGATTACCGGTGTATTGGCCTGTTTTCTTAAATTGAATTGCCTTCATATTCTCACTTCCTGAAAAGCAATAAACCCACTCAGTAAAGTGGGTTTATTTGGGTTTAAGTGGTTAAATTTAGGTATTAGCGTCTCACTAGATTAAACAAGACACCACCTTGACGGCTTTCGCGTCTAGCCCATGCGTCCATTGCATTATTCAGAGATTCAGCAATTTGTTTTTGACCTTGTGTATTGACGCTTGCAGATCCATCAGCAAACGTAATTTGCTGACTAATTTGTACATTGCCCTCACTAGCCCCGTTTTGACGATTATTTAAATAATTCGTCAAATCTTTGTTCTGTTGAGGGTTTAATACACGTTCACCACCATCTAAAAGCCATGTACCTTCACGCGGGATATTATCTATACCGTTGTGGGCCATACCTTGGATTGTTTGAGCTGCCATGATACCAACTGAAGCATAACCTGTTGCCCTAACAACTCCAGCCAAAACACTTCCATAAGCGCCACCTTGTGCCAGTGCTTTTGTAGCCCCCTCTTCCGTGTTAACAATTGCTTGAGCTATTGAAGCAGCCTTAGAGGCAAAGAACATAGTTTTGTAAAGTGCATTTGACTTCCCAACACTTTGCTCTAATAGTGCGGTCATGTCTGAAAAGACCTGCCCAGTCATTCCAGCAATTTGCGAATAAACTTGCATCTTGGTTTCAAAATTCTGTTGATCCAAATCACGCTCTTTTTGTGCGTAATCTGCATCAAGTGCGGCTTTCGATTGCAAATACTGCTCATGTGCATCTAAAAGCATAGAATTGCGAAGATTCTCATCTGATATTGCACTTATTCCAGCAACTTCATCGTTGTAGGATGTTTGGAGTCCTCCGAAATCCGAAGAATATTGATTTTGCAAATTAAACTTTGCAAACTCTTCAGGATTAAGTCTATTAAATAGAGATTGAGCAGAGTTCTGACCAACTTGAAACACGCTGTCAGAAGCTTGGTTTAAAGTTTCAAAAATTGCATAATCCTTAGATTTTGCCATCTCTTCGCGAACACGTTTACTTAAACTATAAGTTTGAAGTATTTCTTCACGTTCACGTTGGTAACGCTTCACAACAATTTCAGTCTGGTTTAGATAACCCTCAAACGCCGACTGAATTTGTGCATCTTCTTCGCGTTTTACGGCAGCAATTTCAACTTGTTTTTGACGCTCAAGAGCAGCTTTAATCTCTAAAGCTTTTTTCGATTTCCCGTACTCATACTCGGCATTAGAGTCGATTAACTCTTTTTGTCGATCAAAGTTTTGTTCAATCTGCTTGATTCGATCAGTTTCAAAAGCAAAGTACTGGTTGTACTCTTCCTTTTTATCAGACTCAAGTTTTGCAATTTGAGCGGCATATAGGGCATTTTCCTTATCAATCATCTCCTTAAGCTGCGGTGTACCAGCGTACGCAAGTGTGACCTTATCAATATTATCTTGATGCTCCTTTGCAAGTCGTTGAGCTTCAGTGTAATACCGTGCGTTAACTTCTTTTCTTGCCTCATCAATAGCCTGTTGAGACTCGGCAGCTTTGTTGATTAATTCAAGTTGATCTGCCTGAGTAGGCATTAAAATTGAATTATCTACAGTAGATTTCCCAGATACTCCAGCGAACCATTTTTGGAAACCCGGTACGTAACCAGCAACCTCTTTGCGCTTGCTATCTGATAGACCACCTTTCAAATAGGTTCTTAAGCCACCTGCACCTGCATTGTAGGCCATTAAGGCTTTTGCACGATCACCAAAATCTTGGTAGTGTTTTTGCAAGTCTTTTGCCGCTGCTGTTGCAACTTCTTCAATCGAACTTTTTGAATTAAGGCCATACTGTTTTCTAAATACACTCGTTGTTTGGAAAAGACCTGTTGCCCCAGTATGACTTTTTGCTCCAGCATTCGCCCCAGACTCTTGAAGAATCAAGGCTGCTAATGTTCCAGCAGGCAAACCATACAAACTTTCAATCTGAGCAAAATTATTTGCCTTAGCAATACCTTGTGCACGAGCAATTGCCTCTAACTCAGGTTTCCCAAAAGTATAGTTTTTTAGATTGAAGTTCTCGCGGGCAGCAAGTAGCACATCCTTTGACAATGGTGCTTTAAAAGCATCTTCTCCATTTGTTGCGACTTGTGCATCTGCATAAACATTCGCTTTATCTACACTTACCCCCTCTCTTACAAGTGTCTTTATATACCCTTCTCTAAGTACATCTTGTTTAGCTTGGGTAATGTATTCACGTTGTTTTTGTGTCAGTGATTGCCATGCCTTAGTAGAGTCTTTGACAGCTTTTGCTTGAGCTTGCTGTGATTTAGTTGTCTCATCAGTAACATCTTTAACTAATTTTTGGATCTCTTTTTGACGATCTATAGAGTTATTTGCAGCATTAATTTTTGTATCTAATTCTGCAACAAACTTAAGTGTACTCTCACTAACCAAGCCTTGTTTTTGAAGCTCCGCAAAAGCATTCTTAGCCTCATCCCCACCTTGTTTTAAGCTAGCAAGGTACGCTTGAATCGCTGTAAATTGCTTAATATCACCTTGAACTTTCAAGTCGTTTTCAAATTGTTCTAACGCTGTAAGAAGACTTTTTAGTTCTTTGGTTTGTTTTTCAACCTCCTCACTTGCCTCAATACCTTTTATAGCTAACTGTGCTGCGGTAAAGCTTTTATATTTTTCCTTTAACTCATCCATTGTAAGACCTTGGTCACTCAGCGCCTCTGTAGCGTCCTTAGTCTGTTGAGTCATTAGATAATATGCACCACCAGCTACAGCAATTTGTGTTGCTAACATTGCCAATCCAGCGGGACCACCAAGTAAAGCCATGACTCCAGCTGTAGCGCCAGCAGATCTTGCAAAGCTTGCTAAGCCCACGCCCGCACGAACTGCAAAAATAGCAGTTTGCCCAAGTTGATAAGATGCAAGAACTAAAGCAGGAACAAATCTTGTTGCAATGCCAGCAGAAACAGCAATTGCAATGGCTTTTATTTCGCCCCAATTATCAATAACCATTTTGACTGCTGGAACTACATTATTTATTAGGCGATTTTCTAAGCCCTGCCATTGTAAATCCATCAACATTAACTGTTTTTTAGCTTCCGAAAGATTCGCGACCAATTCATCAGTCATAATTGCGCCAGCTTTTTCAGCCGCGTCACCCCATTTTTTAAATCCTTCACCACCATTTTCTAGCAATGGGATAAGTAAAGAAGAATCTGAAATGATTGCTTCCATGTAGAATTTCATATCATTGGTAGAGGCTCCAGCTTTTTCCAATGAGTTATAAAATAGTTGAAGTGCTTCTGGACCGGACAGCTTTTGAAACTGTTGAATCGTTACACCAACTTTAGGGGCTATATTGGTGAAAAAGTCAGCTAAAGGCCCACCACCTGTTTGCTGAAAATCGCCTATACGATCCTGCATGTCTTTCATTTTATCTGCAAAAGATTCCAATGAAATTCCAGCAGTTTCTGCCCCTTTGGCGTAATACTGAAATTCACGCACTGAAGCATTCGCAAGTTTTGAAAACTTTTGAATATCATTTCCAGTCTGAATAACTTGATCACTAAAATTAACAAGCTGAGCCACTGAAAGACCAGCCACTGCTCCACTCAATGCACTTACAGCAATAGCAGCAATATTTAAAGAATTAGCAATCCCTTGACTCGATGTTCGCGCCTGCCGTTCAGCTCTACTTAGTGGCTCTGAAAAACTAGCCGTCTGAACAACCAAGTCCAAAGTTAATCTGCCAAGTGAATTTGTAGCCATTTCTTTTCTCCAGGCATAAAAAACCCACTCTAAGAGTGGGCAATATTTCAAGTAAAACTGACTATGGAATTGCTTTATTCAATTTACCAAGAGTCATTATTGTTGCTGGTGCTAAGTGTTTTTTCAAAATCATTCGATAAAGAATCAAATCTATTAAGCATCAACTTATAAGTAATAGGGTCATCAATTGGCGTGTTACCAAATCTCGCGTAACCGTAATTACTGAATTTTAGACGTGCTCTTTTATCTTTTAGATCAATTGTTAAATTAAAAGATATTTTAGCTTGGGAGTAACCATTACATTGCATTTTACTTACTGTTGAATCACATAATGGCGAAGCAATTCCACGAATAATTAATTGCCCTTCTTCTGGGCTTTCATACTGAATTACGTCTTGAGCTGAATTAAAGTTATTTGCTACCCATTTTTTGGAGTTTTTAAAAAGATTACTTTTGTCTCCATTCAAATTTTCAATAATCCTTACATGCTCAGTTGTGTAAAAAGTTCTAGCTTGGACCTGACTGGTTACAATTAAAAAATAGCTTAAAAAAGCAGTAAAAATAACTTTTTTCATAAACACACCGTTTTTTAAATTTTAATCAATTTAACAAAACGGTGTGTGAATGTCACATGCCCCACCTTATGGCAGGGCTAGTTACTATGATACTTCTCAAAATACTCCTCTAATGACAATGAATTGTCATCGTCTGGAGGCGTTTCATGAGGCATAAATATATAAGGGTCTACTTTTGTTCCCTCTTTAACTTTGAAGCCTGTGTAATGCGCCATCCAGCTTCCAAAGCTTTGCTCTAGCCGGCGACCAAAGAAAAGAGAGCCATATTTTTGACGATAGGCTCTCCATTCCATCAACTCTTTATGACTAATGTTTAATTCGGCTTCTGCTAAAGTGCTTCCACCGATTCCATTGAGGACGAGTTCAATGAGGAGTTCTCTGTCTGCAAGCTCTTCTTCCGAGACTTTCCCAAAAAATTATTAACTTCATCAGCAGCAGCATACATAGCATTTATTAAACTAGGCTCTGCTTTATAGATGTCATTAACACTTGAGAAAAAAGGTGTTCCCTTTTGATCTGAGCAAATTGAACCAAGTAATTGAGCAGCTTGCATGTGAGTTGAGTCGATTTTCTTAACCTTTGAATCCTCAAGATTCTCATAATTAAGATCCCATTCAATTGCCTTGGATGCCTCTCGACTTTCCTTGAAGTTCATTTTTTTGACAAAAATATCAGCTTCAAGCTCAACAATATCACCAAGTTCTAATGAATTGTTTTTCGTCAATTTTTTAAGTGACCCAATATTGCTTTCAGTCACTTCAACATTCCACTTGACGGCTTTTTTAACTGGAACGTTTAGAGTAGTTACACTCTGCTTTAAGTCTGTAATGCTGATCTTAGCCATTATGGAGCCACCGTGCGTTTAGTTGGAGTTACGCCAGAAGTACGAATCAATGTGAATGAATAACCAACTACAGAATCGACTTCAAATGCATTAGGTGCAGTAGGATTAATATAACCCTTGAATGACCACCACATACGATCCTCTGGCAAATCAATACCGGTAGTAGCATCATAAGTTGGAGCGGTGGGAGCATGACCTGAGCCAACATGCCATTCTAAAATCTCGCCAGATTCGGCAATTTCAATAAGTTTGTCATGACTTGTGTTTGTATCATCGTAATCGATTTCTACTGCACCTTCACCAGGATCACGCATACCGCGAACATACTGTTTTGATTCTGCATCAAGACAAGTTACATCAATTTTTTGAAATGAATCTTGCCCCAAGTCAATCCGTTTAGAGCAAACAAAACGAACCACTTGACCATTTAACACAGTAAATAACTGTGTTTTTTGAGTTTTAACATTAGCCATTAAGAGCGCTCCTTAATTTTAGGCATAAAAAAAGCACCCGAAATGGGCGCTAAGTGAAAATATGGTTTAAGTTTTATTAGCGGTTTACGATCCAGCTAACATCAAAAGAATAGTGGGGCATTCCTGTTACGGGGTCCTTATCTGCCTCGCCATAACGAACCACATAACAATCAAGTTCAATTGCGAAGCGAATTGCTTTTGCAACCTGATCAACAACATCCTCATCAGTTGCATATACATCAATTTGAATAATTGCATTGTCTGAAACAGGACGTGAATCAAGGTTGCTATTTGAATCACCAGAAATTGTTTGCCATGTCACATATGGCGCTTGTGGCTCATCTGGAGCACTTCCAAACTTCCAGACTCGCAAAATTCCATCGCTTTCAAGTAGAGCTGTAACGGCTGGATCTGCTCTTGCTAATTTAAAAATTGGAACATCAATCATTAAGCTGCACCTAAAACCACACTGAGTTCAAAATTAAATACTTGAACAAACTTATCTGTTATCTGTTCAATGTTTTCGTAAAGCGCTGGTCTTAAAAATGGGGTGGCGGGCTGTCTACTTGTACCTAACTCAAGGAATCGCCAGTAAAAGACTCGCCCATCTGTTTGATACGTTTTTCCAACACGCCCAGCACGTCTATTTTGAGCATTGTTTGTATATGGGATACGTGCACCACCACGCACTCCCACGCGCATAACCAAAGTGTTTTTATTTCTACTCCGGCCATTTTGAACCACAATTTCTTTCCAAATTTTTTCAGGAGTGGTGGGATCATCTAAACGTTTAACTTTTTGACGGGCTTCATCCCGAGCAATGTTCATTGCCTGCCGCATCGCTTTACGGGCAATACGTTTTACAGTCTTTTCATTACCAATTGCCCGCATTCGTCTTAATGCAGGCTCCAAACCATGTATTTGAGTTGTCATGATTTACCCATTCCATGCTTTATCACCTGTTGCAAGGTTGATAGTTAAATACTCACGGCGTGAGTCTGGATCTCGCATTGGGTTCCCATCAATCTTGTAATAGTACCCATCAAAAAGAACCCGCATTGTGCTATCAACTTGTTTTGTAGTGCTGCTATATCGCACCTTTGCACGGGCTTGTATCGTACTGTTTGCTGCTTTGGCCGCAATAACATCACGGGTTGAAAGATCAGTAACTTCTGCCCAAATAGTGGCAAAATTAGACCATGAGGTAATTAATTTACCTGTTTTTTGATCTTGGGTTTGAGTGGCTTTCTGAATTGTGATGCGGTGCTTCAATTTTGGAGTAATGCTGGGCATGTTAAACCCCCATTTCTCTAATTGGCTGCAAAATATCCCAATATGCTTGAGGTTTTCCTTCTAGACTTCGGCTGTATTTATATTCAATAAATATTAACCGGGCATTATCTAATTTTTTACAGTCCACAATGTCCGTTTCAGATGTTCGCTCCGACTCGTCCGAAATAATTTTTCGGTCAATATCAGTTGCTATTTCTTCATCTGCTTGGCTAATCCATTCGATAAAGAGTTCATCTTCATCGTTATGATCTACTCGACATTGCAACTTAGCTCGTTCGAGTGTGATCATTTTGAATTATTCCGTCTTGTACCTGGTTTTGGTGGATCAACTTTTGTTTGGTATTCACGTAAAACTTTATTTTCTACCAAATGCCTTACCACGTTTGGATCTGCGGTTCGAATATCGCCCTCTTTGTAGTCTTTATCTCCAAAGTGTGGGCGTAAAACTTCATATTCTTTCATTTTGGCCTCTCTAAATGGGATGGTGACGAACACCACCCCAAAATGAATTAACCACCCGTAGCAGGAGTATAAGAGCCATATACAAGCGATTTAGGCTTATAAACAGCTAATGCTCCACGGGTTTCAGCAAGTAAGGTACGTTTATTTGATGTGAAATCATCGCCCTGCATACCGATTTGCACAGCAGCACCCCAGCGCTCAAAGTATTGAGCTGCAGTATTGAATGCACCTGTTAAGAATTTACCTGCATCCATTGCAGCGGTTTGAACTACAGGCAGGCCCCATAATGTTGGAACCGCTTGTGATTGCGGATTCCCAATGATGTAGTTGCCGTTTGCATCTTTTTGCGTTTCCATCAACGCCCAGTCAATTGGGTTGAGTACATGACCGTTTGCAAAGTCATCGGCCAATACAACTTGAAGCATTGCAAAACGCAATACATCAAACATGTTTGGCGTTGCTGGAGCACCTGCAGGCGGAGCATAAGCAGTCGCTTGAGGGATTAAGCCAAGCATATTGCCATTGGTTCCATCACCAGCAAGAATTTGCTTTTCAAGCTTGATGTCAAGACCATGGCGCAAAATGTTGTCAATGAATGACTGCAATGCTGGTGCATCACTTAACATTTGAGTGGTCGTTTTTAACCAGTGAGCAATTACAACTGCTTTGGCATCTTTATCTTCAAATGTAATTCCAGATTCTGGCTTGTTTGCACCTTCTGCAACTACTGCTGCATTATTGGTGAATTCTTTCATTTGAACATATTCAATGAGATTCCCGCTCATGCTGCCACCCGCCAAAATATCGCGGATTGTAAGACGCATTTGATTTGGTAATTGCAGGCCAAGATTGGTAGCTGGAATGATTTTTCCAACTTCAGTTGTACCAATTGTGTTTTTTAACTCAACACGTTGAATACCACGATACTGCGACTCAGCAGCATTTTTGTATTCTGTAGTTTCAACAAACTCACCACCCATGGTTTGCTTTTTGGTTTCAACTTCACCATTACCACGGCGTGCAGCTTTCTGCTCCAGTTCTGTCAGTTTGTTTTTAACTTCATTTAACGTAGTTAAAGCTTCGTCTGCTTTATCTTTGGCGCTTTGTGAGATTTCTTCACTTTTTGCTTGTTTGCCTTTGAACTCTTCGGCGATTTCTTTAACTGTATCAACGTGTTTTTGGAACTCTTGAGCGAGTTGTTCTAAAGCTTTTTCAGTCATTACTGATTCCTCGTAAAATATTTAAGGCATTTGAAATTGATTTCGCTTTTTCGTTTTCACCCTCTGACTCGCTCAAAAGATGACGCAAACCCTTACTAGCGATGACAGTGGCTTGCGTTTTTGAAAATCCTGACTCTCTCAGGAATTTTTCAAATTCTGGAAGGGATGGCAGTTCGCCATCTTGTAATTTGGATTTGACGGAACTGATTAGGGTTTCTGGATTGGAAGGAAAGGCAACAATTGAACCTTCCACTAACTCCAGTTCCAGCAGTTCGCGGATTAGTGAGTCTGGATCGCGTCTATAAGACTTGGTGATATAGCCAATGGACATGCCATCAATCGCGCCAACCTTCATCAGCGCATAAGTAGCTTTAGCTCGCGGCACATCGTCAATTAAGAGACGACCTTCTACGTACAACCCTTTTTCGTCTTCACGCATTTCGGTAAAAATTCCGATTGGTTCAGATGGGTTGTGATCCCAAAAGATTGCTGGGTACTTGCCTTTTGCCTTCCACTCTTGAAGAGTTTTGGCAAATGCACCTTTGCGGATGATGTCCCCATGAGAATCAAGGTTGTCAAAAGCAGCTAAGTAGCCAGAAAAAAAGCCACCCTCTTGGGTGGCTTTGATTTCTAAAGTTAGTTTAAGTCTATCCACTGGTTTTCCCCTGATCTTTCAATCCGACCATTTGCATTTGAACCATTAGCTCATCGCCACCCGGTAAAGGCGCTAAATCTTCTAAATCACGCACCTCATTACGAGTCATAACACCGTTCTGGATCATGTTTGTATAGAACCCCGAACGTGTTGCGCTATCAGCTCGCAATAAGCCCTCAACGGCAAATTTCGGTCTGTACTTGTATTTTTCACTTGGCAAAAACAATCTCTTTGTGATTGTTTGCTCATATCTAACTAATTGAGGGTTAAGCGAATAGGTCAAAAACCCCCTATTAGTCTGCTCAAGACTCGAAGCCCATGAGCTTGCTTTGTTTGTATGACCAATTAACTGAGGTGGAACACCAAAGGCGCGGCATATTTCTTCAATGCCAAAATAACGAGATTCAAGTAACTGGGCATCAACGGGATTGATTCGAATACTATTTGAGCCAGAAAGTTTCATTCCAGCTTCAAGCACCATGTACTTGCCTGCATTCTCCGGCTTACTAAATTCGCTTAAGTGATTCCTTAGCCGTTCACGTTGCTCTTTAGTTAAGGTTTGCTCTCCAGTCTCCAAAAAACCGCCAACCTTTAAGCCATTTTTAAACCAGTCCTGTGCTTGATTATTTGCATCAAACTGCATGCCTATGGTTTGAGCAAAAAATTGAATAGCAGATAAACCAACGAGTCCATCAAGAGTAAAACCCTTAAAATGCAAGATTTGGTCTTCTGAATAGGTTGTTGTTTTCCCATTTTCAGTGTAATGAAAATCAATCGCTCCCAAATCATTACGTTTTACAACCATACCACTCGGGAAAAGTGGCTCAAGAGCAATTACTTTTCCGCTTGAGTCTTTTGTAATGAGGTTGTATGCATTCCCCCATAAGTCAACACAAGCAACTTGAACTTGCCAAAATTCACTTGCACACATATCAGCATTGGGTGAATCATGCAAAATTCGATAAAGGTAATGATCAGTAGCAAGACGTTTATTGTTGTCGTAAAGCTGTAAAGGAAGAGTTGAGATAGTTTCAGCTCTTAATTTTACACATGCCCAAACTGCAGAAAGCTTCAAAGCCGTTTCAGGTGTGACAACTGATCCACCGGGTGATAAATAACTATCAAAAGGATAAGACGAATCGCCTTTTTTTAATTGTGTGTTTCCAGTCAATCGTGACCAGAAGCGGGACCAAAACCCCGGCTCTTGTGTGGTACTCATGCTATCACGACATCCTCTAAATATTCGTCAATGTCTAAATTCTTGGCAATCGGGTTCATAGTCATTAGAGCCACGGCATTAAATGTTGCAATCAAAGGGTCAATTTTCCCAACCCCTGATTCTTGCTTGGTGATTCGCATCCCATTACCAATCATCACAACTCGCGCATTGCCAGCACACCAAGTCATAAGTTGCTGCCCAGCATGCCAAAGGTTGCCCTCCGCCAGTTTCCGTTCAGCAGTCATGATGTACCCCATCAACCTATGACCTTGCGGCACACCAACAAGTTGCTCTTGTGGAATACCTACACCCAATAAGCCATCCAAAAGACCGCCCAGACCTTGCGGGTCCAGTCCAATTTTGTCAAGCTTGCCACTTTCATAAACCTGCTTTGCAATCAGTGCCAATTGGTCGATATCTTCGCCAACTTTCTCAACTACAGTCAGACTTCCCTCTTTTTCAAAGTCTTGGTACTTTGGGATGTTTTCTTTACGGCGCTCTAAAGCAACTTTATTTGCCCATGCATGGTTCCAAAGCCACCAAATACGAGGATCTTTTTTTAATCTCCCTAATGCAGCAGCTCCAAGCAAATCATCCAGCCCACCACCATCAATCCCGAATGTGATGACATCAGATTGCTCAATTAACTGATCAAGCCCAAAAACATGTTTTTGTTGATTCCAGAACTCTGCACCAGCCCATCGATTTGCACGTAAATTCATGCCAATTTCGATGTTTAAATGTTTGGCCAAGAAGTCTCTAAGAGATTCTTCACCAGCATCTTTAACTTTGTTAAATTCCGAAATTAGATATTCAAGATCAACCGATGCGCCCAAGTTTGGGTTTGTAATATAAAAATTTTCAGGTTTTAAATGTTCGCCAGCTTCTACTAGATGCTTAGGGAATTCATAAATAAGTGGCAAAAAGCTTTTATCTTCTTTTATTCCATCTCGCACATCACGGGCATAGTCTAGAAGTTGTTTGAAAACACCACATGGCACTTCATCCGACATGGTAGACAGATAAATCACGCAGCCTTCTGGACGCGATGCTAAACCACCCTTTGCTTCACGGAACATTGATTCAGCGTTGGCACGTTTTCCAAATAGCCAAACCTCATCAATCAAAATGATCGAGGCCTTTTTACCCGCTGCGGCGTTAGATTCTGCTGCAATAACCTTAAGTGTTGCTCCAGTACCTAGATGCGTAACTGTTTTTGTGTGCTCAGATACATTAAATCTTTCACTTAATTCTTCATCTGCGCGTATGAAATCCCGGATTGGATTAAATGAGTTATCAGCAACTTCTTTAGTAGGCGCAAGAATAATTAGTTCGGCAGATTGTCGATCATT